TGAGAAGAGGTCAAGACAACACCAAAGCACAAACACATGTTGGGGGTGCTGGTGTTTATACCATTACTGAATCCGACAATAAACTCATTGAGTTTGGTGATGACTTTGGTTTCAATGGTAATATCTTCTGAGGTAACACATGAGTAAGTATGAGAAACTAGATGAAACCTTCAATGTTGAACCGACTGAAGTTGAGGTAGAAAAGGTGGAAAAGGTTGAACAACAAATTGAGATGATTAAGTCTCAATCAGATGATATCAAAAAAGACTACGACTACACCAGAGGTAATCTCTACTCAATCATTGAGAAGGGTCAAGAGGCTATTGATGGAATTCTTGAACTAGCTCAAGAAAGTGAGATGCCTCGTGCATATGAAGTTGCAGGTCAGTTGATCAAGAACGTAGCAGATGCAACTGATAAACTGCTGACTCTTCAACAAAAACTAAAAGATGTCAATGAGGAAAAAGAGACCAAAGGCCCAACTACTGTCAATAATGCTCTGTTTGTTGGTTCGACAGCAGAATTACAAAAATTATTGAAACAACAAAGTCAAGATAAATAGTTCAAAATAATATAAGAAATGGCTGCGACTCCTACTGTCAATATTGTAATTGCACAAGGTGCCGATTTCAGTGAAATCTTCACTTCTACTGAAACGGATGGGAGTGCATCTAATCTGACTGGATACTCTGGTCAATCTAAAATTAAAAAGTATCCTGCATCACCAACTTCTGAGAGTTTTTCAGTCAGTATTACTGCATCAACAGGTGAAGTTTCTATTGCAATGACTGCTGGTAAGACTCTTAGACTTTCACCTGGTAGATACTTTTATGATGTCTATTTGACCTCTGCATCTGGAAAAATCTCTAGAATGGTAGAAGGTCAGGCTGAGGTAACCGCTGGTATTACGACCTAAAATGGCAGTAGTAAAACGTCCTAACACACCAAGAGCGTCAGTAAAAGTAACAACTCCCGACAAACCAAGTGTTGTGTCTACAAGACAACCTTCTCGTCTTGAGGAGATGGGTGATACTGCATTTGGAACATTAGATGAGAGTAAGGATGGATTGATTGTTTCTTTTGATCGAGAGACTAAGAATTTTGTATTGGTCACTCCAGACACACTTCTGGATAGATCTGTTGAAGACAGTGATCTTAGTGATACATTCATCACACAGATTGAACAAGAGATTAGTCTGGGTGATGTTGCTATTAGTAATATCGATGGTGGAGGATTTATCTAATGGCTACTCGTACAGTATCACTTGAAAACGTCATCTCTCTAGGAAATAAAACTGTCCTTCAATACAATGCATCAGAGGACAGATTCAAACTTGTAAGTGCTGATGATATTCTTGATACAGCAGCAGAAGATGGTGACATCTCTGATGTGTTTATTGATAAGATAGAAGAACAGATTTCAGTGGAAAATCTTCAACTCATTGATTTAGACGGCGGGTCATTCTAAAATATTACCCATCTAAATACATATAACGGATATATTAAATTTTAGGAAATGGCTGCACCTGTAATTCAGTTTAAGAGAGGTGTTATTGCTAATCTCCCTGGTCTCAGGGCTGGTGAACCCGGTTTTACAACCGACTCTTACGACCTCTATGTGGGTATCGACTCCACAACAAGTAATAATCAATTCGTTGGTTCACAAAGATTTTGGGACGTTGGTTCTGCCACGGCAGGTTCTGGAGTCAAACTCGTAGAAGGCACCGACAACGGTACTAATGCTATTACAATTAAGTCCCCCGATTCTCTGGGTGCTGATGCCACTTATGTGATGCCTGCCTCTGGTAGTCAAGACCAGTTTCTGAAAATTACTAATGTAAGTGGAACCACACATACACTTGGATACGCAGCAATTCCATCTGGAAGTTTCACACTAGCTGCTGACTCTGGTTCTAACGATACATTTACTACTGGCAACACATTAACCTTCACTGGTGGTGAGGGTATTGACACCACTGTCGGTGATGACACTATCACCATCGCGGCAGAAGACGCAACCGAAACCAATAAGGGTATTGCATCCTTCGATGGTACAGACTTTACTGTAACCTCTGGTGATGTTACTGTAAATGCAGAAAGAATTCAGGATATCGCTGGTGCGATGTTCTCAAGTAACACTGAGACACTCATCACTGCAACCTATCAAGACGCTGATGGTACTATTGACCTGGTTGTTGATAACGACCTGGCCAATTACGACAACTCCACCTCTGAATTCATTACCGCAGCTTCATCATCAACTCTTACAAACAAAACATTTGACGCTAACGGTTCTGGTAACTCATTATCCAATGTAGAGGTAGCTGACTTGGCAGCAGCTGCTGTTGTCTTGGAATCTGAGGGTATTGGTTCCAATGACAACGATACATCCCTTCCAACATCCGCGGCTGTTAAGGATTTCGTTGATACTTCTATTGCAGCTGTTGACCTGACAGTTTCCACCGCTGGTGACTCTGGTACTGGTTCAGTTGCCACATCACAAACTCTGACAGTCTCTGGTACATCTAACGAAGTTGAGACATCCGCTTCTGGTCAGTCCATCACAATTGGTCTTCCCAATACGGTCAACATCACAACTCAACTTGATGTTCCTACAGTTGAAGCCACTAACCTGAAGGCAAGAGACGGTACAGCGGCTATCACAATATCCGACAGTACTGGTGCTGTTGCTCTGAGTCAAAACCTGACTGTTGCTGGTAACCTGATTGTTAATGGTTCTACCACACAGGTCAATACATCTCAGACAACCATCGAAGACCAACTCCTTGAACTGGGTATGGTTGATGGTTCGGCTCCTAGTTCTGACCTGAACAAGGACATCGGTGTTATCTTCAACTACTACACCTCCTCGGCTAAGAAGGCGGCTGTCTTCTGGGATGACTCGACTTCCAGAATCGTAGTTGCAGCTGAAGTTTCTGAGAGTACTGGTGTTCTGACTAACTCTTCCGCAGGTGCTCTTGAAGTTGGTTCTCTGTATGTTAATGACTGTGCTGGTAACACACAGGTCATCAACTGTTCTGGTACGACTAGAGCCCTTGAGAACATCAGCATCGACGGTGGTTCGTTCTGATTCTAATTACATATCTCTAAATAGAGGGTCTTATGACCCTCTTTTTTTATGACTGAAAATGATCTGAAATACTTGATTGCATCTTATCAAACTAAGTCTGTAGAACTCTTCAATCAAAGTGTTGCAACTGACGCAAAGATCAGACAACTGACTGATACGATTGAACAGTTGGCCGAACGAATCAATATACAACAAGAAGAAATTGAAAAGTTGAGTAAAACTAAAACTACTAGAAAAACACCACCTACCAAGGACGCTGGATCTTTTTGATAAATAATACAACACTTATATAAGTGTTTAACATAGGTATATACCGTAAATCATGGCAGCCCCTAAGGTTAAGTTTAAGAGGTCTTCTGTCGCCCATAAGGCACCAGGACTTGCGAATCTAGAGCTAGGCGAATTAGCTCTTAATACTTACGACGGAAAACTTTTTACTAGAAAAGATACTGGTGGTGTAGGAATCGCAACCACAGTAACTGTTCTAAACCCGTGGGATGAGAATTACGGTGGTGA